GGTGTCAAAAGTGGCCGTGCCTGTGGGCGGAGGGTATTACTCAACCACGGAAACAGCCCAAGCTGAATGGTTCGACCGCACATACCCCAAGGATGGCGAAGCCGCGATGCATCCGGAGGCTACCTCAACACCGCAAACGCTGGACAGCATCAAGCCGCAACTGCTCACGATGAGCTTAGAAGAGTGGCTCGACACCGTACCCCTCAAGACTGCACGACAGGTGTATTGGAAGCTGCATGGCATCTTTGGAGGGCAAGCAATATGAGCGGCACACCACTACGCCTCGCGGCGCAAATCCACAACGATATACAGGACTTGACCTTTGCGCTGGAGTACGACGAGCAGGGGGCGCATACCCGCGTGCCTGAACGCGTACAAGAGTACTTGGGCAAGCTGTATCTCAACACCAAACTGCTGCACGAAACATTGAAAGGAGAGAAAGCATGCACGCCGAACTGATATTCAAGATACCCGAGGAGAGCATGGAGTTTCAGATGGCTTCATGGGGGCATAAATACTGGGCAACGCTGGACGGCATCCGCACGGTTCTGCGTAACCGCAACAAGCGTGGGGTAAGCGATGGCGATACCGTCTACGCAATCAACATGCTGCTGGACGAAATCAACCCACTGATGGAGGAGCTATGAAATACATCGCCGACCTGTTTGCCCTTATCGGGCTATGCGCCACCATCATTGTGTCGGGGTTTTACTTCGGCTACACCACATATCAACCCAAGTGCCGCACTGTGGCGGCGCTGTTTACGGAGCAGTGCAAATGAAAGAAGACACCACACCAATCGACCCGACATGGATGGAGAAGACCGGCGGCTTTGCCAAGGACATAACCCTGCGTGAATGGTATGCGGGGATGGCTATGCAAGGTTATTTAACTGGGGACTACGACTTGTATCCGCACGAAGCAGCAAGGAAAGCGTACGCAATAGCGGACGATATGCTGAAAGCGGGGGCGAAATGAACACCCTAGAATTTTCCAAACAAGCAGACGAGTACGCAGATATTGAGTGCAGCAGTGATGGCGATTTAATTTGGTGTCGAACTAGAGACAAGAAATTTGCCGAGTTGGTAGCCGCGCATGAGCGTGAAGAGTGCGCCAAGGTGTGTGACCACTTTCAAGCGCGTGATGTGGGTATGCAGCCAGCAGAATGCGCTGGCGCAATCAGAGCAAGGAGCAAAGAATGAATTTACGTTACGACTTATTGACCGCTGATTTTGACCATGGAATAACAAAACACGCCCAACAAATGATGCGCGAATTAGGCATTATTTATACGCATTCGACCCCGCAAAGTATTTCTGATGCGTGGTGGTTTTGGAATTGTAAAAATGTCCCAGCGGAATTGCCATCATATTTTTCTGTTCTTAAAAACACTCCACACGAAGCTATCGGGTGGGGGGTATCAAAAGAAGAAGCTGATGACATAGCTGCAAGGAGCAAAGCATGAACATTGAAGAATTGAAACTGGTGCTGGACACCATCCGACAACTGTCAGGCGACGCAAGCACTGCGGCCTATGCCTACTTCGGCTTGGAGTTCGCCAAGTTTGTGATTGGCTGGGTTGTTGGTGCTTGGGTGGTGTTGACCGTCGTCAAAACGGTTGTCAAACTGAATACGGATGACCGAGACGAAACATTTATGTGTGAATGCCGTGATGCGCTGCGTATCGGTATTTGTGGAAAATTGGGCGAAATGGAACGTGCTGAAACACAACGGGCCATCCGCCAAATGATTCAAGAGCGGAACGCGCAAAAACGCGCCAAAGGAGAGCAAGCATGAACAACGACGACGATACCGATAGCGGCGGGGACTTCTTCTTTGACCTGATGAAGACGCTGGTCGCCCTGTTCTTCTTCATTGTGTATGTGGCTGTGATGGCAGCGGCTATTGTGGGGATACTTTCATGGTCTCAGTAATCTATATCCCCGTGCTGTTTGCTTGCATCGGCAACCAGTGCAACTTCATGCAGGGTACGCACCACGTCCGCGAAGCCGAGTGCCGTGCAGCGGTGGACGAACAAAAGAAACGGCTGCAAGAGATGTCGCTTAAGAAAGGGCAGATGGTCACCCTGCTTCAAAGCACTTGTATTAAAGCAAAGGATGGGATGTTATGAAAACACCTGAAGACGAAGCGTTCGAGGACATCGAGCGCAGACAAGGCGGGGGCTTCCCCGCTAAGAGAGCAATGGCTGCGGATAAATTGCAGGAGCCAGCGCAGGATTCTGTGGTGAATTTATGGGAATGCATTGGAAGATGGTCTGCTTATCTTGTCGCCAATGGAAAACAAGCAGACTACGCCACACCATCGTGGCTTGTTGAGGCAGTCCAAAACGCAACCACCCCACCAAAACGCGAATGGGTAGACCTCACTGATGCCGATGCCGATGACCTGTTTGTTGAAACGCAGAGGCACATGATTGGTCACGGCAGCAGGGAGTTCACTCGAATCTTTACACGCCTGATAAATGCTAAGTTGAAGGAGCAGAACACATGAACATCGACCCACTACAACACCCCATTACGGTACAAAACTGGGACAAATTAGACGCGCCCACGGAAGGCATTAACGATGACTATGCGTGGTATCAAGCCAAAGTTTTGGCGGATAAACTGGACACGTTGAAGTTCGAGGTGCAACGCGTAATAACGGTGCTGGAGTCAAGACGCACAGACCACATGAAAGTGATTGGCGACTTGCTGCGTGAGAACGCAGCGCTCAAAGATAAACTGAAGGAGAAGAACGATGAAGCTGTATGACGTGCCAAGAAATAGCATGATTGTGCTAAGTAATGGGTTGGAGTTGAAGTTCCATCACATCGACGGGATGTACAGTTTGTGCACAGACGAAGACGGCAACGTGTACCACATTGGGGCAAGTGAAAAAGTGGAAATAAAGGAGCAAGATGCAAACTGAAGTAATCATTGACTACGCCAAGCCGTGCATGGACGCGGAGAAGGCACTACGAGATGCACACAACGCTGTACTGGAGAGCAATCTGGACTTGGCACTAACCAAGACAATGGACGCCATCATTTCCGCACGCTTGATGTACAGCTCCCTGCGCCACATGAAAGAGAAGCAACGTGATTGAAGAAAAGCCGCCATACCCGAAGTGTTTTGACAGCCAAGCACGTTTTGATGAGTGGAAGAACAACGCCCGCATGACGGGGCTGGGTAATGCCGGGTACTGCGCGTATTGCAATCCCAAACACAAAGCGCTGATGCTCAAGGCCCAGCGCTGCGAGAACCCAACCGTTATGTTTGAGCAGGACTCAGAAGGCAACCTTGTTGGGTACATACCTGAAGTCCGGCGCATCTCCATACCGGTAGTTGAAGGCATTGTGCACAAGTGGCTCAAGCCCGACGAACCGTCGGCAGTGAAGTACCTTGGCCCCACCAGCGCTTGGCATCCTGTGCCGGGCACGTTTGACCGTATCCCATCAACACCAAAGAAAGCGAGTAAGAAAATATGAGCGCAGATAACCTCCAAGTGGGCGGAACCCACTACAAAGACATGCCAGTGCAGCCGTGGACTGTGATGGAGAACGTGCTGACATACAGCGAGTTCGTTGGCTTTTTGAAAGGCAACATCATCAAGTACAGCATGCGCCAAGGGCGCAAGAAAGGCAGTGATGATGCAGCCAAAGCCTTCCACTATTTGCAAAAGCTGAACGAAGTACAGGATACGTAGACGGGGTTCATAGGCCAAAGCCTGCAAGCCTAGTAGTTGCAAACAGGTTTTGGTGGTGGTTTGGCCCCGTCTATTTGGAGATTACTCCGAACCACCGCCCGATACAGCGAACCGAGGGGGCGCTGAAACTACTCTTCCCCCTCACCTATTCTTAAGGAACACACATGGCAGCAACACCAGAAAAGTTAGTGAAGAACAAAATCAAAGTGATACTGCAAGACGGTGGCGTGTACTACGCCATGCCGATTGGTTCCGGGTACGGCAACGCTGGAGTCCCTGACTTCCTTGCGTGTGTGAACGGGCGCTTCCTTGCCGTGGAAGCCAAAGCAGGAAAGGGGAAAACAACCATGTTGCAAGACGCACATTTAGAACAAATCAGAGCTGCCGGAGGCGTATCAATGGTAGTGAATGAAT